TGCCTGGGCTGAACGGCACCTTATGGCACTTATGCCCTGGCAGGTGTATGCGGTTACCGGGATGCTCGAACATGAGGGCGGTGAGCTGCGCCGGCGAGAGGCACTGGTGTCTACAGCCCGCCAGCAGGGCAAGTCTGTCCTGTTGACCTCGATGATTGGCTGGTGGCTGACGGAGCATGCCGCCAACCTGGGCCGACCCCAGCACGTCCTATCCACCGCCAACCAGCTCGACCGCGCCGAGGCAATCTTCAGCACCCTGGCCCCGATTCTGGTGGAACGGTTCGGCGGGAAACAGATTCAGCAGATTGGCCGCAAGAAGGTCACTATGCCGGACGGGTCGACGTGGGAGATTCGGGCGGCGTCTAGCCGGTTGCACGGCGGTTCGTATGACCTCATCGTGGTGGACGAGCTGTGGAACATCAGCCCCGCCACGATGGACGAAGCGTTGCGGCCCTCGATGATTGCCCGACCGAACCCGCTGCTCGCAGCCTTTTCCACAGCTGGGGATATGTCCAGTCACAGCATGATTCACATGCGGGAACAGGCGCTGGCAGACATTGACAACGGCAACCTGACCGACACCTACTTTGCGGAGTGGTCGATGCCGATGGGGGCCGACCCCAAGGACGAGCGCTGGTGGGGTTGGGCCAATCCCGCCCTCGGCACCACCGTCACTCTGGCCGCGCTCCGGGCAGCCGCCAAAAAGGAGTCGTTCTTGCGGGCGCACCTCAACCAGTGGATTACGACCCGGGGCGCAATGCTTGACCCGGGTGTGTGGGACAGCTGCACCACCGACCGCCCGATGCCTGGCGGCGGCGTACTCGCCATTGACTCATCGGTCGATGAGGCCCGGTATGTCGGCACCCGCGCCACCGTCGCCGACGGCCAAATCATGGTCGACGTCGAGTTCGTGGTCGACTCCGAGGAAGCCATGTGGGACGAGGTTGCCCGAGTCATGGCCGACAAGACCGTCAACCTGGCGGTGACCCCAACCCTGGAGATTCACCTGCCGCCCGAGCTGGCCCGCCGTGCTGGCACCGTCGGCTACGGGGAACTCATCAAATACACGAGCTTGGTGCGCGGCATGATTCAGGAAGGCCGCGTCGTGCACACCGGGGCGCGCACCCTGTCCGAGCACATGAACCGCGCGGTCGGTGTTAAGACTGCGCAGGGCTACGTCCTGTCATCGCAGAAATCTCCCGGCCCTATCGAGGTGGCCCGCACAGCTGTCTGGGCCATCGCCCTCGTAAGCCGTCCGCAAACAAAACAGAAACCCATGCTTGTGGTTTCCTAGTGCTGTATGGTGACCGCGGCGGCCCCGTGTCGGGCGGTGGCCACCACATCGAGACATGGCACTGTTTACACGCAAAGAAACCAAAGCGCAGATTTCACCGGCCGAGCCAGCGGTGCGCGCAGCTGTCGGCGGGTACAACCCCAACGCCGCAGGCGTGTCCCTCATCGGCCAGTACTACACCTACCAGGAAGGCGAGGCCCGCAACCGCGCCATGCAGGTGCCAGCCATCAGCCGCGCCCGCGACCTCCACGCAAGCGTGCTGTCGTGCATGCCGCTCAAAATGTACCGGGAACGCTGGAACGCTGACGCCCGCGAAATGGAAGACGAAGACCTGGCACCCCGGTCGTGGCTGCGCCGCCCCGACCCGTCCATCAGCTACGAAACGTTTGTGTCCTGGCTGTTTGACGACCTGTTCTTCTACGGCCGCGCATTCCTGTACGTCACCAGCCGCACCCAAGACGGCTACCCCGCGTCGTTCACCCGACTGCCAACTGGCTCGATTACGACCCCCGACCAGACCGGCCCCGTCTGGTACGCCCCCAGCAACGAGTTGTACTTCAACGGTGAAATGCTCGACCCCGCAAACGTCGTGCAATTCATCGGCGCCAGCCAAGGCCTGATTTACAGCTCAGAACAGACAATCGCCACCGCCCTACGCATCGAGGACGCCCGGCTACGCAACGCCGCTTCTTCAATACCCTCAGGCATCCTGCGTCAGGTAGGTGGCGAACCTCTCAGCGCCCAAGAATTGGCCGACTTGTCAGCGGCGTTTAACGCGGCCCGGTCATCCAACCAGACCGCAGCCCTCAACGAATTTTTGACGTACGAGCCGACGTCGGCCACCCCCGACAAAATGCTGCTCATCGAGTCGGCCCAATTTTCGGCGCTGCAAATGGCACAGATTGCAAACATCCCGCCGTACCTGCTGGGTGTTCCGACCGGCTCATACGCGTACACAAACAGCAAAGAGTCCCGCTGGGATTTGTGGCTCTACGGAACCAAGAGCTACGCCGAAGTGATTGCGTCCACGCTCAGCTCCAACAGCATCCTGCCTAACGGCACCTACGTCGAATTTGACTACGAGGCGTACCTTGGCGAGATGGACGACGCAAACACCTCACGCGAAATGGTCGACGTCGAGGAAAACACCCAGGAGGAAATGGCGTGATTCGCTTTACTTCAGATTCTGTCAGCGTTCAGGCCAAGAAAGGCGAGGACGGCGAGCGCCGGATAGACGCCATCGCAGTGCCCTACAACGTGTTTGCCGCCGTGTCGGGCGGGCAGGAAGTCATGTTCAAGCCAGGCAGCCTGCCGGTCGACGGCAAGGCACCCCGCGTTTTCATGTACCACGACTCCAGCAAGCCCGTCGGCATCGTGGCTGAGCGCGTCGACACCGACGAGGCCATGCTGGCATCCATGAAAATCAGCCGCACCGCCCTCGGCGACGAGGCGCTGGTGCTTGCAGCCGACGGCGTCATGGACGTGTCCGTCGGTGTCAACCCGATTGAGTACACTGAAGACAAACAGGGCCGCATGATTGTCACCAAAGCTGAGTGGATGGAATTGTCACTTGTTCCCATACCGGCGTTCGCAGGTGCTACCATCACAGAAGTAGCCGCGCAAGCAGCGACAGACCCCGACGAAACCGAAAACCCCGAAGTTCCACAGGAGGAACCCATGGAAGCCACACCCGCACAGGCAGACGTCGTCGAGGCAGCTGCCATTCCCACCCCGGCACTGCCGGCCCAGCCCAAGCGCAAGTTCGCCATGCCGTCCGCAGGTGAGTATCTCGCCGCGTACCACATCGGTGGCGACACGTTCCGCAAGGTCAACGAGGCGTTCGTCGAGGCCGCCCGCGGACAGCAGACCGCACTGCAGGCCGCCGCAGGCGACGTCCTCACCACCGACACCCCCGGTCTTCTCCCGGTGCCGGTCCTCGGCCCCGTGTTCGACGACCTCAACTACGTCCGTCCCGTTGTCGCCGCAGTCGGTGCCCGCGCCATGCCCGACGGTGGCAACCAGAAGACGTTCATTCGTCCGACGTGGACCACGCACACCAGCGTCGCCGCGCAGACCCCGGAACTGAACCCCGTGTCGGCCACCACGCCCGTCATCGCCTCCAACGTGGTAAGCAAAACCACGCTCGCCGGGCAGGTCACGCTGTCAGTTCAAGACGTCGATTTCACTTCGCCGGGCGCGATGGAAATCATCCTTCGTGACCTTGCGTCGCAGTACCTCATTTCCTCGGACAACCTCGCCGCTGACCAGATTGTGGCGCAGGGCGTCGCATCAGGCGTGACGTGGACGGTCAACCAGACCGACCCCACCGACCTCATCAGCACCCTCTACGAGGTCGCAGAGTCCATCCTCGTCGCCACCCGCTTCCTGCCCGACCATCTTTTCGTCGCTCCTGACGTCTGGCGGAAAATTTCGCAGCAGTTGGACGCCGATAAGAGACCTGTTTTTCCCTACGCCGCAGCCGCCGGTCTCATGGGCGTCAACGGGATGGGCACCCAGAACATCACGTCGTACAACACGCTCAACCCGCTCGGCCTCAACCTCGTCGTGGACGCAAACTTTGCGTCCGGCACAATGGTTCTCGCCCGCGGCAACGCCATCGAGTTCTACGAGCAGATTCGTGGCCTCATGTCCGTCGAGGCGCCGTCCACGCTGGGTCGCACCTTCTCGTACTACGGCTACGCCAGCCTGTTCGTCGCTGACTCGACGATGGTGCAGAAGATCACCGTCGCCTAACCCTAGGCACACGGTCACGCCATGTCGGAGATTGCGTACGTCGTCCGGGCCATGCGTCTGGACGACTACGCAGTCATCCAACTACTAACCAATGTTGACGTCACCGTCAGCCAAGAGGTTGAAATAGCCGGTGTTGGCGCAGGTTTCAACGACTCAGGCGTCAT